CTTTGAATAAAATGCCAGGGCCTAATGCAGATACTCTGGCTGAAGCCAAAGTCATTAACCTCATGGTTGATTTCTATGGTTTTTCCAATAAACCAAACCATAAAGACGACAATTATGGTTTGGTTACCAAAAATTTGAAAGATGGTGTCTTGCACTTTGTAGACACCATTGTACATGCTCACAGATGGATACGAGTTTCAAACTCGAATTCCAATTCAAGGCGTAGGGCTGTTTTGGCATGGGGATATATTTCCAGAGGGTTTTTTGATAAACCCTATGGAGATATTCCCAGGATAGATAGTCCTCCAGACAAGAATTTGATCAGAATGTCTGCTACTTTTTCGAAGGTGTTGGTTAAGTATTTAGATAATCATCCCAATTTCGAAGGCCGTCCCAAGTTTGTGAAATTTTTAAAAGTAATTAAGCAAGCTGAAAATATGACAATTCGATCTAAGCATGGAAAGGTTATTTCACAAAATCAAGGCGATGAAGACCATATAATCACTAAAGTGATGCGCGAAGTGATGAATTGGTGTAAAAGTGTAGTTGATAGCGTGATGTCTTTTATGAAAAACCTATGTTACAAGACTCTTTTGAGGGAACTAACGAAATCTTTCAAAGAGTTGTTGGAAACATTTAAGTGCTCCATGGCAATGCTTTTCCAACCTTCAGTAATTAATTTAGTACTGATGGTTGTTTCTATAATTTGCCTGAGTGTTTTTACTTATTATATTGGAGATATATGTCGAGCCATGACGCAAGCTTTATCCAGTATAAAGTACTGCTTTACAGCATTCGGAGAACTTATATCGTCAGCGTGTAATTTTTTGTTAGGGTTAGAGTTAAATTGTGACGATGACCCTTATGTAAAGGAAAACTTGGATAAAGTTCTATCTCAATTTAGTACAGAGTTAACTCCAGACAAGGTGGTTAGTCAAGGTGGTGGAGATTTAGCAAGTGCTATTTTTTGTTTCTTCATCACCTGTATAGGTGGCGCCACAGGAATGTCTCGTCACATATCAGACTTCTTTGTCAAAACGAGACCAGGATCAACAATTGTAGATTGGGTAACTAATAATATTAGGGACATAGTGAATGCAACAATGTTTGCTGTTTCCGGTAGTCCTTATTTTAAAGAACCAGAAATATTCGAAGAAATTTCTAGGATAGTTGCTAAAGTCAATGTGTGGAGATCAACACATGGCTTTGATCATGAGGTCAAGGTTGATGCTCAACTGGCTCAAGAAGTGATTGCAACATCAGAAAGAGCTTTTGAGTTGTTGACCAAGGTGTCTAAATTACCAGGGCTTGAGATAAGAGAATACAATCTATTTAAGGATTGTTGTTTGCATCTTATTACTTTGACTGAATTAGCCAATGTAAGCGAAGCATTAAACAAACCCAGAGTATCCCCTGCTTGGATACATTTCGTTGGGAAAACTGGTAATGCCAAAACAGCACTTCAGAATTTGATATTCAGTTCAGTTAAAACTGAGTTGAAGAAAAAGTTTGACAATTCAGATTACAATGTTCCGGATTGGCTCAAATATGAAGGTGTAGCGCCAGCAGATGTGTGCAATTGGAATCAAGCTTCTGAATATGCAGAAGGATATTCAAACCAACCTTTTGTAGTGATAGATGAGTTGTTCGCTCAAAAGGAAAGCGTAACCCGTGGAAAGATGGGAGCAGCTTTGTTGGGTATGATAAATACCATGGCCTATCCATTGAACATGGCATCTTTGAGTAAAAAAGGAGGAACGTTTTTTGATTCTGCTCTTGTTTATTCAACAACTAATCAATTGGCTCTAACTAATATTGGGTTGGAGTCTCCTGGGGCTGTCGGCAGGCGAATGTCTTTACCTTTTGAGGTTATGTTGAAGCCTGGAGTTGATTTATTAGAACCATGTACCGGTTTTGGGCCTCGAGGAGGTTGTACCAAGAAAAAGACATGTGTGTGTTGGGGTAGTGGTGTTGTCCCCAGTTCCCAACTAAATTCTGCATGGTCCTTCCGGTTAATGAAACCATCTAATTTGGGAATAGATCCTAATGGTATAACAGATCACATGAAGGCTAATTGGCCTTGCCCAGAGGTTGTTGACATTTGTAGGAAATCATACCCCATTATATTTTCTACATGTCCAACTTTGTTTGAATATGTTAATAATCATCCCAGTAGATTTGTTGAATTTACCTTGGCAAATGTAGTAGAAGCCACAGCAGCTCAGATGTGGAAATATTACACTGACAAAGGAGGACTAGCAGAAGTTTTAAGTAGGACTGTAGTAACTCCAACTGGAAATATACACAGTCGGATAATATCACAAATGGATAAAGGAAAAGCCAAGGAAGAAACTTTTGGTTATATGTCCTTTGATCCGCCTGAAAGAGACAGTGTTATGGATTATTTGAATGCTGCCCCATTTTTAAGGAGCTTAGAGAGGATGTTAACACCTGTGGAACTGGCTATATATCACGAGGAAATTTCCAAAATGATAGAAACTAATACATTTGATTGGGATGAATTAGCTTCTGAGGCAAATGACTGGCTTGGTATTAGAGCCAGGGC